TCAGCCAGAAGGATACTGTTCAATAATCAGCTTCTCCAGCTCTGCCGCCACGTAGGACTGAATACGGCCGCTGAGGCGGATCAGGCCTACCGTACGCGTGACCACCGGGTCGGTGAGCGGCACAGCGCGGAGAACGGAATGCTCCCCGGCGGGCATCGACATCGCGGGCACGGCGGCAATGCCGATGCCCGCTTCCACCATCCCCAGCATCGTGGTGATATGACGAGAGTGATTAATTACCTTGTTGATATATAAGCTTATTGTTCTCAAATAACTATGCATTGGGGCATGGATGGGGCAAAGTCCGATAATTTCTGGTTCAACATAGCAATCTGATCGCTGTTACTGTCGGCCATCCAGGCGCCGTAGACATTGAAAACCATTTGGGCGCTTGTGTGCCCCATCTGGCTCGCAATGAAGCTGGGGTTGGCCCCGGCTGACAGTGACCAGCAGGCATAAGTGTGTCTGGACTGATATGCTTTGCGATGCCTTAAACCAGCTCGTTTCAGCGCCGCCTCCCATGAGTCACCAATTGAATCAACCTTGTAATGATAACCAACGTTACTGCTTTTTCTTACCAGCTGAGGATTGAACACAAATGTACAGTCATGAATAGCCGTTCGGCCATACTCCCGTAGTTGTACCTCAATCTGATACTGCTTTCCCAGCCTGGTCATTTCCGCCTGGTTTCTCAAAGCGTCAATGGCTGGTTTGATCAGATGCACGACCCTGTCGGTGCCGGCTTCGGTTTTTGGTGGAGTGAAATCACCGAGTTTCGTATAATTTCGGCGTATGGTCATCGTTCCAGCTTTCAGATCTATGTCTTCCCATGCAAGGGAGACCAACTCACCGTGGCGTAATCCTGTGTAAACCGCAACAGACCACAGGTTTTTCGTTTGCTGATGCGGGCAGGCATCTATGAAACGAATAAATTCGTCACGAGTGAGTGGATCAGGTTCTATCCTGGCCCTTTTAAGCGGCCTGATTCCGTTAAATGGGTTTTCCCGGATATAACCATTATCAGCGGCAAACTGAAACATGCCCGCCATGGTGGTCATGTAATAGTTTGCTGTCGCCACACTCAAACCGTTCTTCACCGATCCCCCCGACAACATATCTTTCCTGACATACAACAGATCTTCCCTGTTCACGGATGAAGCAAGCTTGTTTCCACCAATCCTCAGCAGCATATTCCTTACAACCGATTCATATCGGTCCAGAGCATTAGCGCAGATCTCCAGCCGTTTCAGCTCCAGCCATTTTTCAGACAGAAATTTCACGGTGATCTCTTTCTTGCAGATGCCGAAAGTTTTCAGGTTTGGCGAATTGGGGAATTGTGCCGCATAGTCAAAGGTTCCCATGCGGATAGCGAAACAAACTGACGTTCGCAGTTCCCCGGCCACCTTCCTGTTTTTAGCGGTGTCAGGGACACCGAGATTTTCCCTGACACGCTTACCTTTAAAAATGAACCATATGCGGAGTGATTTTCCGTGGTTCTCAACGCCCGTTGGGTATGATTCTTTACTCATTGTTCCCTCCCGACGTCCAGGAGCGCAGTAAGCTTACCTTTTTCATACCGCCCGATCACCCAATGGTTGCTTTTGGGCCTGAATCCATGCGTCTACCGCTTTGCGGTTGTACATGCATTCGCTGGTTGGCTTTGGGTCACCTTCAGGGGAAACGTGCTTATACTCACGCCCAAGCAGCCAGGATGATTTGCGGGCCCGTGTAATAGTGCCGCGTTTCATCCCTGTGACTGCCATCAGCAAGTCCTCTGAAACCCATTCGTTAGGCTCGATCTGGATTATTGTCTGCATGCATCACCTCAGGTGCTTACCGCGTTCTTCAAACTCTTCCTGACAGTCAGCACAGCGCTGACAACCCGCCACCAGTTCCCGGCGCCGTGCCGGTATCTCTTCCCCGCAGTCGCGGCAGTGAGTAGCCGATACCGCCGCATGGTTGATGCGCATGTTCTGGATGGTCATTTCCAGCCGGCGCTCTGCCAGCTCGTTGGCCTGATCGATGATTTCTGCGCTCATGCTCATTCCTCACTTTTAAGTTCATCAGGCAACTCAACTTCATTACCCAACTGCGCGAATACGACTGCTCGACATACAGCAGCGCGGGGATTGTCTGCAAGGAGTCCACGTCGCTTACCTGGAGACGCTAACTCGCTCACGCCAACCCAGTGGTAGACTTTTCCTGTGGCGGGATCTGCCGACTGGTAACAACTGATCGAAAAGCTCTCCATTAACTCTCCGCACTGGCTCCAGTCGGTAGATGGTGAAAATACATAGCGGCTATGGCGTTTGCTTTTCTCACCACATAGCTGATGCATTCCATTTAAATAGACCTGAGCATCTTGCGGCCTGGTAACTTCTCCACCTATCGCGATAGCTACTGCAACATCAAGGTGTAGTCCTGTAAGGCTTTCTGTCTTCACTTTCATGCTGCACCGCCTTCACTTTTTTCCGCTTCAACCGCCATCTGCTCAAGCTTTCGTGAAAGCTCGGCAGACAGTGCCTGGAACTCTTCCTCTGTCGCTACCGGGATCGGCACAAAACGGATGCCGATATGAGCGAGGCCATGTGCGGCCTCAAGGCATTTTCTTAAATCAACGGGAGAAGCTCTGTTCATGCTGCACCGCCTTCAACGCGCTTGAACTCGATAACCCAAACCCAGGGATTGACCTGCCAACTTCCTTCGCCGTAGATGGATTCCCATAGCCCCGCGAATGCTTCAGGCGGATATTCCTTCCACTGTTTCTTCAGTGGATCGAAATAAACATCCGGCTCTGGATAGCTAGGTAATCCAGGCTCGTCGCCGAAACCTGTAAAGTTGGTACGCTCCAGCCCCTCTGACTCTGCATCTTCCGGGCTAATAGCGTTCAGACGCTCAACGCGCACGTCGGTTATTTCCAGCAGAATTCGGCTGGCCCAGCGCGGCATATGGATAGATGGTCGCCAGCAGCAATGCAGTTCATCATCTGCATCGTAAAACTCTGGCGCAGGCACGCCGTCAGCCTTGTAAACACAAAACTCTGACTTCTCAAAAGGAGTTGAGTCTTTGCAATAGCTATCCATAAGGTCGAAATCGAATAGCGGCCCCTGAAACGTCTCTCGCACCCAGATACGATCGCCTGGCTTGCCAAATGCGCTGTTGAGATAGTTTCCTGCCGAAAGCTCGCCGGCCAGTTCATTGCCAGCCAGCTCGCACCCAAGGTTTTTATCATGTACAGGGAATTTCACTGGGCGCCGGGTTTGCGTCTTCCGGCCGCTCAGCAGCGCTCTCACCATTTCCCCGTTAAAAATCATTCCGCGTTCTTTCATGATTCCACCCCATAGCGGCCGCTAAGCCGCCCAATAACACTGACAAATTTGACTAAGCTGACGCCCATCGACTTTACCTTCTCGTAGTGCTTGCGAAGGATGGGGGGGCATACAGCGTTCCACTTCGGTTTAGGCTTTACGCTCATCGCTTTGGTTAGCTCTTCTGCGCAGCGACGAGCCTGGGCGCGGAGAGCGTTTTCTTTTTCTTCAGGCGTCATGCTGCCTCCCGCTTCTTGTTGAGATGGGGTGCATTCGAAAGGAAAACCGCCTTTGCAAATCCAAGAGGCGTTGCGCTGCGAATGTTGGCGCGCTCGTCGCTGGGCGGACATTCGTGAATTCGGTTGTCCGGATACCAGTCAGTCACCAATCCGGCAAAGGACGTTCCGGATATGGCTTCGATCGCCTTTTTCTTCGGCACCATGCGGCCGCAGGCCAGCCTCACGGCGTCGATAGCCGCTTCAACCATCGGGTGCATATTTTCTGCCGGCGCCTTGAAGCCGTTACCCGTCCAGAGGCATGTCTGCTTCGTGTAGTTGTCATCCCCGCACAGCCCGGTGAACTGGTACGGATGGAATGTGTAATCAGCCTGGCCGAAGATGCTACTGAACACGCTCACCGGGTTTTCGAATGCCCACGGGCAGCCGGCCGCCAAGCCAACCATCCGGCATTGCTCAGCGACCAGCGCGGCCTTGCCCTGGAAATGTGGGTCTTTGGCGCGCTTGGACTCGAACCATCGGGACCCGGAAACAGCCACGTCCGTGCATGGCGGGAAGCCGATGACGATGACGACGTTCTCAGAGCGGATAATCTGAGATAGCCTCGGCATCGCCTCAAGGATGGTTGCCGATATGCGCTCAACAGGACCGTCGATCGAAGTCTCAGAGTGCTGCGGGTCCACCAGAACGGCTCGATAACCTGCTTTGATCCATGGCTCAGCCATGACGCCAGTGATATCGCACAGACAGATAATGGTTCCTTTGCTCATGCTGCCTCCGTCTTCACAACGTCGATGGCGCAGCCGGGGATCAGCTCAACGGAAGCGGTGTTGGAAAATTCTCCATGCTTGTCACGCGATTCAGCGCAATAGGCATCAAATGCTTCTTCAGGTGTGTCATATAATCCAAGACTTACTCGTTTACCCTCATACCGTATCCGTGCGTACCATTTACCTGATGGCTTATGCAGGCAGACACCTTTGTATCCGCTGGAGTTATTTTTGTGGGCGCCGCAATTAGCCATGTTCTGTGGCTGATCAGCTTCGCGAAGGTTCTCGATCCAGTTATGGGTTTTAATTGTGTCCTTGTGGTCAATCCCTTTTTCAGGCCATTGTCCGTTTACATAGAGCCAAGCCAAGCGATGAGCCTTGTAATCAATGCCGTTAATTTTTATTTTTACGTAACCGAATCGTGTGATTGAGCCTGCTACACTGCCAACTTTAATTCTGCGGTTAGGCTTTACCAGCCAGGTGAAAACTCCAGTCGACTTGTCGTAATGAAGCATGCGCTTTAGATCTTGAATATTTATAGATTTCACATTCCACCTCTCGTGAATTTCAATTCAGCGCTGCCGCACCGTTGCTGATCGTGTTCCAGTAAGACCAGGCCGGGTCTGCATAGATAAGTGAGTAGCGGTTCATAGGACTGACTCCATTTCATCGATATAGAGGCCAGATGCGATAAGCCGGCGGCGCCGGGCCGCTTTATCAATACATTTCTGGCGGTTGCCAGAAGCGGCCTGAGCTATCGAGCGCTTAGTGAACAGGCGCGTTTTACCCTGCGGGGTAATGACCTTTGGTCTTGTGATCAGGTCAAAGGTGCGATCGCATATGCCATCCTCGTTGAGCCAGGTTTCCGATGCGATCAGCTGCGCAATGCGGCCTTCTCCCTTGGTTATGCCGTTCGCAACGCGGTTAAATTCGACAAGCGTCACGCCGAACTTCTCCGCTATTTCGCTGCCGGTTACAGGGCGGCCGCGCGTCTGAATCATCCAGATCACGCGCTCGCGAAGGCCGGAGAATTTCCCTGCTTTGCCGGGCCTGCGGTAAAATGGAGTGCGTTTCATTTCCACTGCTCCCCGAAGGTAAAGCCGATCTCCGCCAGCGATTCGTCCATCTTGCTGATGAACTCCGGCACCATTTCGTTGAAGTCGGACATGTATTTGTCGTCGCGCTCAACAACCACGTGGTGAATGCCTTCTCGCTTCATGCGAGGGTCATAATTCGCGAAATACCATGCATCCTTACCGGTTACCCACATGCTGAATTGCACCTGGGCCATGTAGGCGGATTTGATAGCCTCGAAGCCGCCAAGCCGGAATTTCATGAAGTCGCGAGAGGTGAAAGGGCACTTCAGCTCAAGGCCGCGACCATCACTGCACAGGCCATCAGGTGAGCAGGCGGTGCGCATGCCTTCGTCACGGAAAAGGATCGGCGACTCTGTTACCTTCACGTCGGTGGTGAACTCAAACAGGGTGCGAGCGTCGGCTTCATACTGTTTCCCCCAGGCCAGCGCCTTGGCGTTAACTTCCGGCGACACGCCGGTGCACACTTCGGCAAGGAGCGTAAGGAAGTAGGACATCTTCATATCAGTCCATTTTTTGCCTGACTTGGGCTTAGAAATGACGTTGTGAACTTCTGAGGCGGTGATCACGCCGAGGCGTAAGCGGTGCCAGGATTCATCTCCCTGTTCAACGCGGGTAACGTCAATGCCTGTTCGCTCGAGGATAATTTCTGGTGTCATGCTGCCACCTGCGCTTTTTTCTGGAGGAAGCTAAAGCCTTTCTGCGCTTCTTCTTCGGTGAGCTGTGATGCCTGGAAAATGTCACGCTTGAAGATGTTGCTGCACAGAGGCAGGAAGTCCTGCTCCCAGTCCTTATTCAGGGACGTCAGGAGGTCGGTAATTGCCTGCAGCGTTTCCTCACTGGCCACCAGGGGGAGCGCCTCTGTCGTGCTGCGCGGCGTTACGTCACGCGCATCCACTTCCAGCGTTTTACCTTCCATCTCTTCGGCAGTGGGCTGCTGGCCAATTTCAGGCCACGCCTTACGCAGAGCCTGAGCCTCGGCACACTTCGCCAGCTGGCCATAAGGGCGCTTTTTCCACATAGCATTTGGCGCGGTAGTGTCGCGGCCGGCGGTGGCGTAGTTTTCAACCCAGTATTCTTTCGCACTGAATTCGACGATCTCCCCGCTCGGCATGCGCTTGCTGACCGTGTACTTGCACCATTGAGGTACGGTCACTTCAACACCGGTAAGCGTCAGAGTGACGTCCGGGCCGAACTCTGGTTCTTTGGCGCCAGCGTAATCACCGGAGCGATCGGCCTGAATCCGATAAAGCCCGATGCCCGGCATAACCACATCGCGCCACTCGCTTTTACCCGACTTCGAGTCCTTAACACTCATTGGCACCAGATGAACGGGCTTCAGAAGCGGATCGAGGTTTCTGGCCCGGCAGTAGTCCAGCGCCATCATCACCGACTCATCCTTTGCGCCAGGATAAATACTGTTCTTGAGGGCGCTCCAGGTAGCGCCGTCAATGCCTCGCTCAGCAAGAGAGCTGGCTGTAATCACAAGTTCGTTAGCCATTTCTATTCCCCAAAGTTAAAACGGGCAGCCGGTGCGGTGATCCCAGTCGTATTCCGCCTGGGCGTAAGCTACTGCCGAAATGAGATCGTTATATGCCTCGCCAGCTGCATCGCTGCGGAGGCCTTCGTATGGGCTTTTATCCATCGGCACAGAGAAGCGGAACAGGCCTGACGGCTCTTTCGGCAGGACGTCGATAATTTCCTGCGCCCGATCGTCAATCCACTTTTGCTTTTCTTCGGTGAGCGACTGTTCAGCCCATTTCCTTTCTTCGATAGCGTCGTATGCGCGGTATGCGTTCATAGCTCGCTCCTGAAATTTGGTTGTGAAACGCCCGGCACCGTAATGGCTGCCTGAAGTTTGAATTTGCTGTTTATCGATTAAAAAGGTCGTTGCAATGGGCCATTGCCAAATTGCACTGTTCTGCTGTGAACCAGCCAAAATGGCATTCTTGCTGCGGAATACCCATCTTAGACGCAAGCCACTCATACGCCTCGGAGCGTGACATCACGCCAGTTCTCCAGATCCTTTCAAACGGCTCTTTGCAGAGCTTTCTGGCTTCACGGGTTCTTTTATCCGCGAGCGTCCCTAATGGGATTGCTGTAAATGGATGAAGGCCTACATATGCGCCGCATCCTTCGCAGAGGTACATATAAGGCCAGTCGCTATAATTCCGGCCATATACCTCTTCGTGAGTCGCTATCTTTATCCGGCTATCGCATAAATGGCATATCGTCGGAACTGGCAATGGATTTTTAACTCTCGCTGTTGCCTTTCTGCTTGGATTTGATGGGGTTTTAATTTCCATCTTTGCCTCCATTTCTCAGCGCATGCCCAATCCCGTTCAGATAAACTTCAACCAGCAAGTCGGTTGTGTAAGTCCGCTCAATCCCGCGATGCAGGTACAGGCGGCCGCGTTTATTTGCTGATGCTGTCCAGGTGCTTTCCCGATGCTTTACGAGCATCCCTGGGAGAACGGCGCCGCGGTTAACGGTCTGTGTCCCGTAATGATGACTAACCATTGAAGACCCCCGTAACGTGCAGAATTTTGATAATCAACGCTGTCCAGATAACGCCGCAGATCAGCAGGCAGTAAATCAGTGAACGAATGCCTTGTTTGCTCATTTGCCACCCCAGCACGGATAGCTAACTGCGAGAACAGCAACCAAAAACGGAACGACCTTTAACCAAAAATTACGCCATGCAGGCTTGTCTTGTTCGCGGATCATCTCTTCACCTTTGCCTTATCGCGGCTAACGGAGCGTTGTTACCTATCACCGGCGCCAACGTTGTTGTTTGGATGAATTGAATATACAAAACGTATTCATTACTTTCAATACAATACGTATACTTATTTTTGCTGCTACAGATAACATTTTGTATTTTATGAAGGTTTATTTTTCCATCAGCAGTTTGAGCCAACGAAAATTGTTAGGGCGAATAGGCGCGCGTGGAATTGAAATGCGTAAAAAGTGTGTCACGGAAAGGAGATCAGCCGGTCATGGCGCCGGCTGGAGGTTAGATAAGGCGAAGCTTGGTTTCTACGGCTACACCGATAATGCGGCAGTTTCCATTAACTGGGACTAGTGGCCATTGGGGATTGAGGCCCTTCAGGTATTTCTGGCCCCCGTCAATAATCAGCTTTTTGAATGTCGCTTCGTTTGATTCTGATAGCTTAGCGATCACAAGGCTGCCATTTACTGGCTCACGGCCGGTATCAAACAAAACGTAGGTACCCTCGGGAATGCTAAGCCCGACTGGTGAAGTCATGGAATCGCCTTCAACAAGCAGCCAGAACGCTTCCCCTTGGATATGTGCATTGGACTCAAGCCACAAATCAACATCTTTGATGGAATAAGGTTCTATAGCTTCTCGCCACGATCCAGCCTGAACACTACTAAGCACTGGATACTCGTTGCCGCGCTTATATGGCCCAACGTACTCAACATCACCCTTGATGTTTTCATCGATTATCATGCCGCCAGCACCCACAGAAAAATTATTCTTGCCGAGGAAGCGAAGGATTTTAGCTATGTCCTCCAGGCTGGGCTCTCTCCTTGCGTTTAGCCAATGACTAACGGCACCTTTGGTGATCCCGAGATGCTCTGCCAGCTCTTCCTGGTTTATGCCCTTCGTTTTCATGAGGGACTTTGCTAGGTCATACCATTTCATGCTCATACCCAAATGATACAAGTTGTATATCTTTCTTCGAGTCACAATTTGTATATTTACCTTGCGAGGAAAGAATACAATATGTATATTAAAACTGTTTAGAGGAGACCCGACATGAACAATCTAAGCAAGATCAGACGTCGAGCAGGGCTTACACAGCGCCAGATAGCGACGGAGCTTAATCTGACGGCCGGCGCTATCTGCCATTACGAAAACGGGAAACGGGATCTCAGTATTGAGCAATGCCGAAAGATAGTTGCTGCGCTCAACAAATACGGAGCTTGCGTCAGCATTGACGACGTTTTCCCACCATCAAAAGCCAGTGCCGCCTAACCGGCGGCCTTTTATTCAACACCAGAGGAAGTATCACAAATGGAGAGTTCAACGACACGCAACAAAGTGGAGGCTCGCAGGATAGAAAGCTGGTTACACAGCCAGATAGCTGAACTGGGGACCACGAATATAGCCAAAGTGGCCGGAGTGAATAAGTCGACGGTGAGTCGCTGGCGGGAAAGTCTGCTGCCGAACATGTCGCTACTGCTGGCCATCCTGATTTCTAACAGACCGGGAGAGAAAGGTGACTTTGAAGCATGAGTAGGAACAGAAAGGCGAAAGCCGCAGTGCTCGAACACTAACGGCTTTCTAAGCGAATTAACTGAACAAATTCACAGGAGTAATTATGGCAAATACTGCCGAAGTAATCAATTTCCCTGTGCCTGTCGTGGCACTACAGGAGCTGCGCGTGGCAGATCTCGACGATGGGTTTACGCGCATCGCCAATGAGCTCCTTGAAGCTGTCATGCGTGCGGGTTTGTCGCAGCATCAGCTTTTGGTGTTCATGGCTGTCATGCGCAAAACATACGGCTTCAACAAGAAGGCTGACTGGGTTAGTAACGAGCAGATCTCGATGCTGACCGGCATTCTTCCGCACAAGTGTTCAGCTGCAAAAAGCGCCCTGGTTAAGCGGGGGATATTAACCCAAACCGGTCGCGTAATCGGGATTAATAAAGCGGTCAGCGAATGGTCATCTTTACCCGTAAAAGGTACAGAAAAAAGACCTTACCTGAAAAAGGTAACATTACCCGAATCAGGTAAGAAAAGTTTACCCGAATCAGGTAACGCCTATTACCCGAATCAGGTAAACACAAAAGACAAACATACAAAAGACAATAAAGACAATATTAATAACCCCCCTAAATCCCCCCGGGCGGTTTCGTTCGATGCGTCAGCTGTTCAGTTGCCTGACTGGCTTTCTACAGAAATCTGGTCGTCATGGGTGGCATACCGTCGTGACCTGAAAAAGCCGATCAAGTCTCAGCAGACGGTCACCCAGGCTATCAACCTGCTGGACCGCTGCCGGCTGAACGGTTACTCCCCTGAAGAAATTATTAACCAGAGCATCGCGAATGGCTGGCAGGGACTCTTTGAGCCGAAAGGCGCCAGGCCGCAGCGCCGGCAGGAGTCCCGCGTCACTGAGCGGTTCGCTGACAAAGACTACGGAAAAACCGAAATTCCGGACTGGATGAGGGATCAACAATGAACCTGGACGAACGAATCACCCTGGTCGAAAAACAGCTGCAGGAGCTTTCACAGCCAGCGCTAGACATCCCAAACACCGAAGTCATTAAGCAGTTAGTGGTCTGCGAAAAGCACGGCGACTATGAGCAACGCCAGCGCGTATCTACCGGCCTGGTACGCCTGCCAGGGGCACCGACAAGCTGTCCGGGATGCCTGAAAGATGAGCTCGTTTTCCTGCGAAACGAGAAGGCCAAAACGGATGACAGAACTCGCACTGCGAATGTTGAACGACTGATGCTTGAGCTCAAGATCCCGGCCCGGTTCGAAGCCTGCACGCTGGATAACTACCTGCCGGTGAGCGAAGACGCGGAGTTTGCACTGAAAGTCTGCCGAGCGTATGCCAGCCGCTGGCCAGATCGACGTAAGAACGGCGGCGGACTGGTTATGTGCGGCAAACCCGGCACAGGGAAAAACCACCTGGCCTATGCAATTGCGAAAAGCGTTATCGCAGATCACCAGAGCCCGGTCGTGTTCACCACCGCGCTGAAAATCGCCCGGGAGTTTAAATCCACCTGGTCAAAGACGGCGACCCGCTCCGAGGAAGACGTGATCCGCTTCTTCACCAAGCCGGACCTGCTGATTATCGACGAGGTAGGCATTCAGTTCGGCAGCAAAGCCGAGGAGATGATCATGTTTGAAATCATCAACACCCGCTACGAGCGCCTGAAGCCGACGATCCTGATCAGCAACCTGCCGAAGGATGAGCTGACGCAGTTTATCGGCGAGCGGGTCATCGACCGCATGAACGACGGCGGAGGCTGCACGATTTCGTTTACCTGGGACAGCTATCGGGAGAACCGGTCATGAAAAAGAACTCTGGCAAACAAGCTGTAATCAATTACGTCGGCCAGCATCCTGGCTGCAGCTTTCAGGATATCCGCCGCGGTACCGGTCTTGACTCTTCAGTGGTCAATTCCTCCCTGTGGCAGATGCACCGTGACGGCCAGGTACAGCGTGCGGGTGAGTGCAGGAGCTACCGCTACACCCTGGTCGACACGACAGCCGTAACCGAAAGCGATCCGTCTGTTCAGTATCGCCAGCGTCCCGGAGGCGTAAACCCAATGACCAACCTGTTTAACCAGTACCTGGCGGGAGTAAGAAAATGACTATCACATTACAGGCAGTAAACGAGCTCATCGCCTCCCTGGAGAGCGCAGGCGAGCTGTCGATCAGAGAGCAGAAGTTCCTGAAGCTGGCGAAAGCGTACCAGCAGCTGGCTGCGGAGAATGTGGGGCTGAGGCCTTTAATCGCCGAGAACTGGAATATGCGTGACCTGCTTCGTCAGTTAATGGCTGGACGCCCAGGCGGGGTGTATTTCAACAAATGGGAGAAGCTAATCGTTGGGGTGCTGAACGAAACCCCAGCCACCGATCGCTTCGTAGCCGGGATTAAGGCTGATGGGGTGGAGGAGTTCGTATCCAACACCGTGCATAAGATTTTTGATGAAAGCGGAGCAGTGTCAGCTTTGGCTTACCTTTCACTCGCTAATTCACACGTGAAGCAACTGCGCGAGGGGGCCGACAAATGAGCAACCGCATCCCTAACTTCGGCTGGAACCGCCTGAAACTGGCAAAGCTCACCTATGAGCAACTCGCTCAACTTGAGGTGCAGGTTAAGGCTGAGCATGCCTGCAAAAACGGCATTCACCTCTTCGACAAAGCGGGCCAGCGCAAACTCGATGCCCTTAGCTGGGCCGTATACAACAAGCAGAAGGCGGAGCGTGCAGCATGACAACTGATATCACCGAACTGGCGCAATCTGAAATTAATGATGCGTTGGCCCAGCTGAAGCAGATCAGCGAATACCCCACGCCGTCTACTCAATACGCTCGAGTGCTGCGTAAATACATCCTCGCGCTGGTAGAGGCGCTGGAGAAGGCGCAGCAGGTAGACGAAGAACTTTGCAGGCTCCTGCCTCCAGGCGCTGAGTATATGGACCCACCAGACGGTGGAGATGTCACGCCGCTTGAAGGAGTGCATCGAATGGTGGCTGATTACCGCCAGCGCATCGCCGAGCTGGAGTCCCGCACCGTCACCGTGAAGCTGCCAAATCAAACTCAGTTTGATGATCCGCTATCAGCGTATGAGGCTATCGAGAAGTGCAAAGAGGCGCTAACCGCGCAGGGCATCAAGTGGGAGGCTGAGTAGATGGCACTGACACACGATGAACTTTGCCAGATAGCCTGCCGTTTTCTGCAAAACAACGGTTTCAAGGTGGCCTTTCATGACCGGTTCCGAGCATGGACGCCATACGGTGAGCAGGCTGATGCAATCGGCTTTCGCAATGGGGCCAGTTGTTTGATTGAGGCTAAATGCTCTCGTTCTGACTTGTTGGCCGACCGCAAGAAGCCTTTCCGTGTTGAACCCGAGAAGGGCATGGGAGACTGGCGTTTCATGATTAGTGAGCCGGGTATCGTAAATATTGAGGATTTGCAGCCTGGCTGGGGATTGCTTCACGTGGTCAAAGGTCGGGTTAAGAAGGTTCACGGCTGGCCTGGAAACTGGGAGTGGGTTAACCGGGACAGCAAGCCATTTCAGGCCAACAAACAGGCGGAATGCGATTACATGTTTAGCGCGCTCCGTCGCATGGATCTTCGCGGACACCTCAAAGAAGTTTACGACGGCGTGATAGTTAACCGGGCAGCAGAAGGAGCCAACCAATGACCAAATCAACCATAACCAGAGAGCGCGCGCAGCAAATTTTCCTTGGCAATGGACCAGAGCCGAGCGCATCAGAAGAACGAGAGCTGGCCCGCATGGCGCTGGCCGCAATGGACAGCAGCGAGTCGGTTGAACTGCCGCTCGACTACCTGCAGGGACACAAAGACGGTCTGGAGTGGGCCGCTCGACTGGCAGAGGCCAACCACCCTGAGACCGGAGACTGGCTTTACGATGACCCTATCGAGCTGGCAAAGGCTATTCGCAAAGGCCCAGATATGCCGCCAGCGCAGCCGGCAGCGGACAGCGAGCCGGATCGCAATCCTGTGCTGGCGTATGCCGACAGTTATCGTGATATGGCGAAACAAGGCGTCGAGTCAGTCCCAATATGGAGCGTCATTACCGACCTCGAGCGAAACATTGCTCCGCTCTATCGTCACGCTCAGCCGGTGACGGTAGTGCCGGATAAAATGACAGCGATTGTTAAGGATGAGGCCGAATACGTAGAAGGCTGGAACGCCTGCCGCGCCGCCATGCTCGCAGCCTCCCAGCAACCGGTTAAGGGTGGTGAGTGATGAAAGTGACAAAGTTCGGCACCATCACAACAGACGGCTGCGGTAATCTCTGCGTCAGCGACTTCATGTTTTGTGCGGAAAGCCCTGATGAGATAGGCCTAGACCCGAATGACCCGGCAACCACCATTCCGGTTATCGCGAACCATCTGCTGAATATTGTGAACCACGGAAAGGTGGAGATGACCGACTTCAAAGTGGAGCGGATTGTTTCTGACGCCTTGCGTAAGGCAAAAGCTGGATGGCCGGAATGAGTGACAAAGACGAAAGCCGCATTCCGCTTTACGCAGCGCAGCCAGCGACGGTAGTGCCGAAAGACCATCAAATCCGCGAACTGGTTAATCAGTTGCGCGATATTGCGATTGAATATCATGGGACACAGCAACTTCGTGAACGCATTGCGCGGGTTCTACGCGCCGCCATGCTCAGCGGAGGTAAGTCATGAAATTCGAAGAATGGTTATCGCAACAAAACGGCGTCATTGAGGTTGATTGCGGCTGTGTTACCACAGAAGCTTTTTATCACTGGATGCGCGTAGCTTATGAGGCTGGCAACTCTCAGGTGATTCCGGATGGTTGGACATGCAACGATAAAGCAAACGCAGCGCTGATGATGCTTGATCGGATTGAAACGGTAGACCCGGTTGATGATGACCGTATCGACGGCATTAAGCGCATTGTTCGTGAGCTTGCAGCCGCCCCGCAGGAGGTTAAAGGTGATTAGTATCTTGTTCTTCCTTGATGACGAATTGTTTTACTGGATATTCATCACCGGAATAGATTCATCCAGCTTATTCATTGGTGAGGTTGGTGATGCCTAAATCCCCCGCAGAACGCAAAGCCGCGCAGCTAATCTGTTAGTGATATATAATCCCCTTCATAACCTGAGGGGGATTTATGTTTAAAGAAAAAATGAACCTTGAAGCTGGCTACACTCTTTTGGACAACGGCACAGTCAGGAGAGGGCATCAAGCTAGCCGCATAGACCGAAGTTACATTGTCCTTGACGAGAATCAGAACAAAATTGGCACAGCTACAGTGACTGTTATCGAGCAAACCAAGCCACCATTTAAGGAAGATGTTCATATTGTGAGAAAGGACCTTGAAGGGAATGTGGTTCTGGATGTGCGATATGTAGATGATTAACCATGAGTAAATTCAACATTGCATCAAAGTCGAAAGACGAGCAGGACAAGGTCAATGTAGATCTCGCCGCGTCCGGCGTCGCCTACAAAGAGCGCCTGAACATGCCGGTAGTCGCAGAAGTGGTGGCCAGAGAGCAGCCTGAACACCTCAGGGACTACTTCATGGAGCGCGTCCGCTACTACCGTGAGCAGAGCATCCAGTTACCCCGAGCATCCGATCCGCGCTATCTGGAAATGGCAGAGCAGAACGCCAAGAAATAGCGATTTTCTCGTATATGCTCATTTTGCATTTATCCCCGGGAAGGGCGATAATTACCTGGTCAGTCTGAGCAACTGACGACTTACTTCCGGCGCCAAGTGGGGACACATGGCGCAAACACTGCAATTTGAGAAGAGTTATCAAAACGTACTGATTCCCGCAGAGCCGGGAACCAGCGAATACCTGCAACTTATCCCAGTAGGGCAACTGCTTTGCGGTGAGTTCCGCAAGCCCCGGAATTACGCATTCCACAAGAAGTTCTTCAAGCTTCTGACCCTCGGGTATCACTACTGGACGCCTTCCGGTGGTCTCATTGAGCCCGCAGAGCGTACCCTCATATCCGGGTTTATCGACTTCCTTTCATCTGACTTCGATCAGCGCGCTGCGCTCCAGAACGCCGCGGAGATGTATCTCTCCTCTGTCGGTATTTCTCGTTCCCGAGATATGGCGCTGCTGAAACACTTCGAATCCTTCCGCGAGTGGGCAACCATTCAGGCTGGCCTTTACGACGAATACCAGATGCCTGACGGCAGCCGTCGTCGTGTCGCAAAGTCGATCTCCTTCGCCAGCATGGACGACAGCCAGTTTAACGGCGTCTACAAATCAGTGCTGAATGTGCTCTGGAACTACATTCTGCGTCGCAAGTTCCACTCGCCAGCTGAGGCTGAAAACGCCGCCAGTCAGCTGCTGAGCTTTGCGGGGTGATGGCTATGCAATGTCTTCTCGCCAAAGTAATGGAGCGCGGCATCTTCCGCGTGCCGGCGCGCCGCAAGCGCAAGGTCGAAGTTAAGCCTTCCGACATACCGACCCTGAAAGACTACACCGCCCGCCTGGTCGATAAGAAGTGGCTACGCCTGAGAGCAAGGAGGCCACATGCGTAAACCAGCACGTCGTAAATGCGCTCACTGCCGCGAATGGTTCCATCCCACCAGGGAGGGGCAGGTGGTATGCAGTTTTGAATGCGCCAGCGCGATCGGCAAAAAACAGACAGCAAAAGCCCGGGAAGCAGCGAAGGCCAGGGCGGTTAAGCGCCAGCGCGAATCCGAGAAGGAGGGGCGTCAGCGCCGTAAAGCAAGATTGGCTGAGCTCAGACCTAACGGTTACTACAAAGCCCAGGCTCAGAAGGCATTCAACGCCTACATCCGCGCTCGTGATGCTGCTTTGCCATGCATCAGTTGCGGCGAGACCAACCCGCCTGATCTGCATGGCGGTCAGTGGGACTGCGGCCACTTCAAAACGGTCGGCGCTTACCCTGAGTTGCGTTTTGAAGAGCGCAACGCTCATAAGCAGTGCAAATCGTGCAATGCCGGGGCCGGTAAGTACACCGCCAAAGAGTCGACGGTTGCTCAGCAATACGAAGCTGGCCTGGTCGCTCGTTACGGACAGGAGTATGTCGACTGGCTTAACGGACCCCACGAAATGACCAACTACCGCCGGGAAGACTTTATTCGTATCCGCGATGAGTACCGCGCCAAGCTCAAAGCACTGAAACAGCGGGAGGCCGCATGAACCACGACGCTATCGAACGCATCCGCGACCGCTGGCAAAAGCTGCGTCTATGCCGGCACCGTGGCACCGTACTGGTTGACTACCGAATTTTGAAGAATTTCGTCCGCATCTATCAGGCTTCAGGAGAGAAAGCATGAATACCCAGTACCTTGAGTATGTTCGCCAGCAGCTGATAGTGGCCACCGCGGATCTGAGCGGTGCGACGAAAGGCCAGTTGGTTGCTTTTGCAGAGAACGCACAATTCACCGCTACGGCGCGCAGTCGGGGTAGGAAGAAAGTTTATAGCGAGGTCAAACAACGCATGGTTAACCCGGATGGCCCGCCGATGAGCGGCAGCCAGTCCCGCGCTAAGGGTTCATCAATCGCTCTCGTTTTGCCTGTTGAGTATTCGACGGCCAGTTGGCGCCGGGCTCTGCTGTCGCTGGAAGAGCATCAGAAATCGTGGCTGCTGTGGAACTACAGCGAAAATATCCGCTTTGAGCACCAGGTGGCGATCACCCAGTGGGCGTGGGCGGAGTTCCTTGGTCAACTCGGCGCTAAGAAAGTGGCCGGCAAGACGATGGAGCGCCTGAAGAAACTGACATGGTTGGCGGCGCAGGATGTCAAAGCAGAACTGGCAGGCCGGGAGACTTATGAATACCAGGCGCTGGCGGAACTGGTTGGTGTAGCAAAGTCCACGTGGACAGAAACCTACCTTCCTCATTGGCTGGCGCTGCGCAGCAGTTTTGTTAAGCTTGACAGCAATGCTCTCATATCGGTAACGCGATCACGTTCACAACAAAAGGCGACAAATTTAGATGTAAGTCTTGCAAAACCGAACTGAAAGGCATATATTTTATGTAAATCTGATATCGTCGCCATAGCTTCGATTGTCGACACACAAAGAATTCAAGCCCGAGGTTAACGCCTTGGGCTTTTTTATGCCTGCGATCCGGTCATGGCTCTTGGGTAGAGACGTGCTGCACGACACGTTAAGGCCCTTCCGCGCAGAGCCCTGAACCAGATTGCATCTGTCGTAGTTTGGTAATTACGTCTGGCTTCCAACCAGAATATGCGGGTTCGATCCCCGCCAGATGCTCCAATCCCTCTACCTTGGGACCATTACGGCTACCGCGCCGTCGCTTTTTACCCTTGGTATTCCTTCCCGCCTTGAGCGGGTTTTTTATTGAGCATGCCCAGGCCCTCGGGAGTCATCCCCGACGCGCTTTGTTGATAAATCAGCCCGCAGGGTCTGGGCCTCTTTTCCCCTTTACGCACAGCGCCATCCGTCATCAACGGAGGTGAGGTTATGACAAAAATGAGCACCATTTACAGCAGACTTTCATACGGCACCGGGACCGCACTGACGGGCTGCGGTGTCTCAGCAAAGGCGTATGCCGGGGCAGTTAAGGCAGAGGTATGGATTTTGGCCGACAAAATAGCGGGGATGACCCTGAGTGACTGGGCAATTATTGTCGGTATCGCCTGCACCATTACCACCTGTGGGGTGAACTGGTACTACCGGCGGAAAGAACGCGAGGATCGGCTCAATGGCTATGACACCAAAACTGAGGAATAGCGTTATCGCTGCCGTCGGCGGTGGCGCCATAGCCATTGCTTCTGCGCTCATCACCGGCCCGACTGGTAACGATGGTCTTGAAGGTGTGCGGTACGATCCCTATCAGGATGTGGTAGGCGTCTGGACTGTCTGCTATGGCCATACTGGCAAAGACATCATGCTCGGCAAGAAGTACACCGAGGCTGAATGCCGTGCGCTTCTCAGTAAAGACCTGAACGCCGTCGCTCGCCAGATTAACCCATACATCCAGAAGCCGATCCCCGAAACAATGCGCGGGGCTCTGTACTCATTCGCGTATAACGTCGGCGCTGGCAACTTCCAGACCTCCACACTGCTGCGCAAAATCAACCAGGGCGACCAGAAAGGTGCATGTGATCAGCTGCGCCGCTGGACCTATGCCAAGGGCAAAGAGTGGAAAGGCCTGGTAACTCGTCGCGAGATTGAGCGCGAAGTTTGTCTGTGGGGGCAGAAATGAGCCGCACAATAGCAGTTTTTGGCGTCGCCATAATTAGCCTGATTCTTATCCTTTGGTGGGGGCTGAGTCACTTCCATGATGCGTATCAGGCGGAAAAAACTCGCGCTGATAATGCAGAACAGCAGGTAAACGCAGCGCAGGCGATCACATCCAACGTTCTGGCCACCATGACCATCTTCAACACCATCGTCGAGGCCAATCAGCATGCAAAAGAGCAGATCGCACTGGACGCATCGGGAGCCTCGGCTGATATCCGGGTTGCTGTTGCGAATGATGATTGCACTAATCGGCCTGTGCCTGCTGGCGCAGTTAAGCGGTTGCAACAATACGCGAACGGTCTACGTCAAAGTGCCGGTGGTCCCGTTACCAGCCAGCCTGACGGCTGACACCCCGCAACCGGAAATCCCTGACAACCTCACGTGGGGGCAGAGCCTGGATTTAAACGTCAGTCTGCTCTCAGCGCTGGGGCAGTGCAACCGTGATAAGGCTGACATCAGGCAAGCAGAGAAGAAACGAGCCTCGCAATAGCGGGGCTTTTTAATGCGTATCGTACACGCAAACCATCGAGAGTCTTTCAGTCGTGAGCCTGAGGAACGCCGTTAAAGGTGGTGACCTCTCTCGGGCGGCGTTCCTGTACGACAGGCTCACACCTAAAGGAAAACAGCATGAAACTTATTAAGTATTGGAAAGTTCAGCTTCTGAAACTTTCTCATTCTTCCGGCGCTCTCTGCAGCCGTAATCCAGACGATACCCTGTTATTTGAGGGGTATTCAAAAGACAAACCCAATATCAAGCTAGGAACCGGGCTCAGCATCGAACTATTTACGGCGCCTGACTCAGTGGAAACCTGTATCTTCCGAGACCACCTCATTGACGGCGCGTTATGCATTCCTGTGTATGAAGACGATAGCGACGATTTAGATGATGGAACTCAGGAAGAGCAGGCTGAGCACGAACAAGCTGCTGAGGAAGTAAAGCCAGGAAAGCTTATCGGAAATTTTGAACTGTCCGGAGGCGCCAAGGATGTTCTCCATGCGCTGTTTTTCCGTGGCGCTTTAGAGGACGGAGATTTGCCCTCAAAGTCTGGCGCATCGCAGTTGAGGAAGTTGGGGTTTATTAAGACTCAGAATTCAGCGGTATCATACCGTGGGGCAAGTTTTTACAATTTCCTCACCCCGGCCGGGCAGGAGTTTGCCATGGCGTATCTTGCAGATAGTTTTTTTGGTAAGCCCATCTCCTCCTCCTTCGAAGACGTCGTGAAGCCGGTAATCAAATGGCTGAATGAGAATGCCAATCCTCACGCCTCAGCAATCGTTGATGCGACCGGAGCCACGCTGTTCACCGGAGAAACTAGAGTCCACACGGAAGAGTTCATTAAGGACTGATCGGGCATTACAGAGCCACTTCCAGAGGTGGCTCGATAATGTCAAGGCGAGGACAAAATTATGGCAAAACCGGACTGGGAGGCCATCGAGACGGCGTACCGGGCCGGGGTGATGTCCCTTCGTGAAATCGCATCGCAGCACGGCATTAGCGAAGGCGCTATCCGTAAGCGTGCCAAGCGTGACGACTGGTCTCGCGACCTTGCCGCAAAGGTGAAGGAACGTGCTGACGATCTGGTACGCAAGGCAGAGGTACGCAAGCAGGTACGCACCGAAACAGCATTGTCTGAGCGCGTACTTATAGAGGCTACGGCAGAGGTGGTTGCAGCTGTACGCATGGAGCACCGCGGCGATATCCGGCGCGCCAGGGAGATAACGAACGCTCTTTTTGATGAGCTCGGTGCCGAGTGCGCAGATGTTGACTCTCTGCGAAAGCTTGGTGAATTGATGCTATCTCCCGATGAGAATGGCCGGGATAAGCTGAACGAAATTTACCATTCGATTATCAGTATGCCAGAGCGCGTGAAAGCGGTAAAAGCGCTGAGCGACGCGCTGAAGAACCTGATCGGACTCGAACGGCAGGCCTATGACATTGACGGGCCGGAAGGCGACAATTCTGTTAAGCAACTCTCTGAACTGATGGATTCCTTGTCTCAGGGGGCGTAATGAAGCCTGAGCATCTCAAGCTGCTAGCTGATAAAGACTGGCGGCTGAACAATCTTTACTGGATCACCGACAAAGAAGGTAAGCCGACCCGCTTCAGAATGACGCCGGAGCAGCGGGAATACTTCGAGGGGATTCACACCCGAAACATCATCCTGAAAGCTCGTCAGCTCGGCTTCACCACAGAGGTGTGCATCATCCAGCTCGACGCTGCTCTGTTCGAGTCGGCAAAGTGCGCGCTGATCGCCCACACGCTGAATGACGCAAAGCGCCTGTTCCGGGAAAAGGTGAAATATGCCTACGACAAGCTGCCGGCCGAGATAAAGGCAGCCAATCCGGCGAGCAACGACTCAGCCGGCGAGCTGGTCTTTAAGAAGGGCGGCTCTCTCTACGTCAGCACCTCATTTCGTGGCGGCACGCTGCGTTACCTGCACGTCTCTGAGTTCGGAAAGATATGCGCCAAGTATCCGGATAAAGCCCGTGAAATCGTCACTGGTGCGTTTGAGGCGGTATCGACAGGTTGTTTCGCAACTATCGAGAGCACCGCAGAGGGCCGGGCGGGTTACTTCTTCGATTACTGCCAGACGGCAGAGAAAGCGCTGCTGCAGGGTAAGCCGTTATCTGCGCTGGACTGGAAGTTTTTCTTCTTCTCATGGTGGAAGAATCCGCAATACGCAATTGACCCGGTAGAACCTCTGCCGGCGCGCCTGCTTGAGTACTTCGCTGAGATGGAGGCGAAACACGGCATAGTCGTTAACGAACGGCAGAAGGCGTGGTATTACGCCAAAGAAAAGACGCTCGGCGACGACATGAAGCGCGAATACCCGACCATTCCGGCCGAGGCGTTCCAGCAGTCGGTCGAGGGCGCGTACTACGCCAAACAATTCCGCTGGCTCTACACCAACAAGCGGATCGGCCAAATTCCGGATAACTCCCATCTACCGGTTAACACGTTCTGGGATATTGGTGTGGGGGACTCCACGGCGATCTGGTTCGTTCGCGAGGTCGGCGAAGAGTTTCACATCATCGACTACTACGAAAACTCTGGCGAGGGGCTTCGGCACTACATGAAGGTGCTGAAAGACCGCGGCTATGAGTACGGGGAGCACTGGGGGCCGCACGACATCGAGAACCGCGAGTTTGCAGCTGATGCGAAGTCTCGCAAAGAGCTGGCGCGCGAGGGCTACGAGATTGACGGCCGGATGTATTCGATGAACTTCCGCGTTGTGCCGAAAGCGGGGATCGATACCGGCATCGAGTCGGTGCGTGAAATCCTCAAGTCCTGCGTATTCGATGAGGAGAAGTGCGCTGTTGGCATCTCCCACCTCGAAGGTTACCGCAAGGAGTGGGACGACAAGCGCGGCTGCTGGAAAGACAAACCCCTTCACGACTTCACATCGCACGGCGCCGACAGCTTCCGTTACTTTGCCGTGGCGAAGAACAACCGCAAGCAGGTCGGAACAGTATTCTTCTAAGGAGCATCGCCAGTGAGCGAACAAGATAACGGCCTTCAACTGGCTGTGAATAATCTCGCCACTGAAATGCGGCGAGCGAATTACCTTAACGCCATCGGTATCGGCGGGGGCAATACCAAGCGCCCGACGCTCTATCAGGAGTTTGGTTACCCGCGCACCATTACCTTCCATGACTTCTACAACATGTACCGGCGCAACGCCGTCGGATTCGCTGTGGTGCATCGCCTTCTGGATGGTTGCTGGCAGGACTATCCGGTCATCGTTGACGGTGATGAGTCCCAGGAGGCGAAGAAAACCAACCCGTGGGAAAAGAACGTCACCAGGTTCATGAAGAAATGGTGGCCGAAGGTGAAGGATGCCGATCGCCGCAATATGGTGGGGCGTTACTCCGCACTGCTGCTGCAGGTGAAAGATAACAAGCCATGGAGTGAGCCAGTAGATATCCGGCTGGTGAAATCCCTGGGAGAGTCAGCGCTGGTAAAACTTATTCCGGTGTGGGAGCCGCAGTTAACTGTCGCCGAATGGGATAACGATCGCCAGTCCGAGACGTTCGGCCAGCCGAAGATGTTCAACTTCAACGAGCAACCGGTTGGAGACGAGGCTTTCGCCGGACCGACACGTGGTGAGCCTGTGCATCCGAGCAGGGTGATCCTGTTCTGCGAAGGTTCAGAGGACGACAACGTTCTGTCGGGTATCCCGCTGCTAGAGGCCGGATACAACAAAGGGCTCGACCTTGAGAAGATTTCCGGCGGTGGCGCAGAGGGCTTCCTGAAGAACGCCAGCCGGCAGATCGCGGTCGAGTTCAGCAAAGAAACAGATATGGCCACGCTGGCCGATCAGGCGAAGAAAGCTGGTTATGCTGACCTCGGCGAAGCGATGGGCGATAAGGTCAACAAGCTTAACCGCGGCACCGATGCGGCGGCGGTCATGCAGGCCGGGCAGATGCATGTTCTGAGCGTTACGCCCGGCGACCCGGGGCCGACGTGGGAGGTCACCGCGAACGAACTGGCGGCGTCAGTACAAATCCCGTTCACCATCCTGTTTGGACAGCAGACAGGGCGCCTGGCGAGCGATGAGGATAAAACCGACTGGGCCATTCGCCGCAATACCCGCCGCAACGGCTTCCTAACTGACCGAATCACTGCCTTGCTGGAACGCTTCTGGACCCTGGGCATTATCGATCCGCCGACAAATGGAGAGGTCACCATTTCATGGACCGACCTGCTGGCTCCGGGCGAGAAAGAGAAAATCGAGAACGCTTCGAAACTTGCCGATATCGTCCAGAAAACGTCGGGCTTCTATGGTGGCGAGCCGCCATTCACGGCCAACGAACTTCGCGAGATTGTAGGCCTTGACCCTCTGCCTGAGCCAAAGCAACCACCTAACCCGAATGACAAGGTGACAACCGATGATCCACTGGCCGATGACACCGGAGCAGACGGCAAAGGTGGGGCTGCCGATAGTTCCGCGCAGCAAGGTTGACCCGACACGGTCAGCGAAGCAGGTCAGCGCGATGTTCCGGGATATCGAGGATCGGTATCTCGGCATCAAGCGCGCTCTGAAATCGCTCTTCGACCAGCGCCTGACCGGGAGAGAGCAAGAGGTTAACAGCCACAACTGGCACTTCCTGTGCCACGTTAACGGCGCCGAGCCAACGCTCTACCAGGTCAACGCCGGCAAGTTCATCTACGACATGTCGGCGCAGGAACTGGCCGACCTGCTCGAAGCAGTGCAGGTTATTCTCGACGATTACCTGCTGGAAGGCGGCGAGCAAAACTTGTGGGCGATGGTATATGTCACCAAAGAGGCTCAACGCGGCACGCTGGAGGCCTTCAACAACCTCTCGCAGCAGTCGCAGGTGTACGCTAGCCAGACGACCCTACAGCAGCTTTTAAGCAGCCCTGGTCACCTTAATCAGGTAGCAGCCGCCAGACTGACAACGTTCAGTGACTGGAAGGTCATCAGCGATACAGCCCGCGGCGACTTAACCAACATCATCACCGATGCTGTAGCGCGCGGGGTGTCACCAAGGGATACCGCTCAAGTTATTAGTAAACGCCTCGACGTATCGATGTCGAAGGCCAAGACCATCGCTCAGACTGAGCAGGTCGGCGCGCTGCGCCAGGCGCAATGGAACGAAACTGATTGGGCCGCTGACCGGCTGGGGCTGAATACCGGCCTGCTATGGCTATCGGCACTCAAACCGACCACGCGCAGCTGGCATGCCAGCCGTCACGGAAAGGTATACACCACCGAGCAGGTGCGAGACTTCTACAGTGAAATGAAGAACCGCGCCAACTGTTATTGCAGTCAAATCCCAGTATTGCTGACAGATGATGGTCAGATTTATAACGAGGGATTGGCTGACAAACTTGCTGCTGAGCGCAAGAAATGGAAGCCTGACGAAAAGTGAAGTGGTAAAATTGACGTGCGGCTAGACCGGCCAGTCGAAGAGGGTGAACGTAGACACCCCTGCCGCACCCATCATCTACGAAACCTGCTACGAGGTTTAGAATGAAATCATGCAAGAAATGCGGCGAGACTAAGCCCCTATCTGAATTTTATAAAGAATTGAATGGCAAGTTTGGTGTTCGTGCCGAATGCAAGATCTGCTCTAAGGCATTAAAGGACGCCAAAATAGGCAAAGGTAAGACCCCTGATGGGCGCATGCGTCTCCCTGATGTTTCGAGGCTAACCGAGTTATTTATTTATGATCCGCTTTCAGGTGATTTAATCCGGAAGGTTCAGTCAGGAAAATCTCGCGCCGGGGAGAAATGTCGCTCTCCAAATTCAGAAGGATATTATCGGGCATGGATTGATGGTCGATTATTTATGGCTCATAGGATTGTATGGAAAATGATAACCGGCGAAGAGCCGAAAATTATTGATCATATAAACGGGGTCGTAACTGACAACAGGCGAGGCAATCTCAGGGCAGTCAACGACGCTCAAAGCGCTAGAAACACCAAAGGGACGCTCAAGCCGATAGGTGTTTATTGGCATGCTCCTAAAAGTGGGAACAGAAAGCATTGCTGGCAATCGATAATTTCAGTAAACGGAAGGCAGATTAGCCTTGGCCTATATGATGATCTTGCTGATGCAATCAAGGCCTACAATGAAGGTGCCATGAAACACCACGGAGAGTATGCGGCGCGAAAAATTCGACACAACGAGCTAATCCTCTCAAATATGCAGTAATACGACCCGCCTCATGGCGGGTTTTTTTATCCCTATCGGTAAGGACTAAGCATGAAACGCAACCGCGTTAACGTGCTGTCGGTCGTCAACTCCGCTTCGAACATTTCAACTGAAACCATCGACGGCAAGCCACACCTAGTGGTTAGAGGTATCACGCCCGTTGTCGATGACATTGTTATGAACAAGAAGCTATACCCGGCAGCAGAAATCGAAAAGGCCTACAACACGCTTGAGCGTAACCCGATGCCGCTTGGCCACCCGAAGGTTGACGGCAAGCATGTGTCTGCTCGCGATGTCCGGGCGGTGAATGAATATCACGTAGGCGCATGGCTGCAGAACGTCAGCCACCAAGACGGGAAGGTGACGGGCGACATGTACGTTAATCGCCAGTACGCCGAATCCAGCGAGAAGGGCAAGCGCCTGATTAACCGCCTGGATGAGATGATTGCCGGCACTAACTCTGAACCCATCCACATCTCAACCGGCCTGCTGTATTCCGGCATCGCCGCCAACGGTGAGTCGAAAGGCAAAAAGTACAACGAGATCGCCACCAACATGATGTTTGACCATGTGGCGGTGCTGCTCGATGAGCCAGGTGCAGGAACGCCATCTGAGGGCGTCGGCATTTTCGTGAACTCCGAAGGCGAAGAGACGGAGATAGAGGTCTGCAACTTGCAAGACGCACTCGTTAACGACAATCGAAAAGATGGCTGGCTGAATAAAATAAAGTTCTTTGTCACCAATGATGGTGGCATGTCTTTTGACGAGATCGCCAGCTCACTGCGCGAAGCTATTCGCTCCAAAACCTCTGATTCATGGCGTTATGTCGTCAGCATTTACCCAGACCATCTGATTTTCGAAGAAGAGAAGAAGAACACCTCTGGCCGGTCCCTATTCAAACAGAAGTACCTCATCTCTGACGGGGCTGTATCGCTCGTCGGCGAACCTGTAGAAGTCGTGCGCAAACCCATTGAGTACGAGATTAAAACCAACGGAGAGAACGATCCGATGAAAGAACTGATTATCAATGCGCTCCAAGCCGCGGGTAAGCCGACTGAAGGCAAGTCCGATGCCGAACTGATGGACGCTTACAACCAGATGAAGGCCGAAGAGGTCACCGCCAAGAAAAAGGGCGATGAAGAAATCGACCCGGCTACCGGCGCGCCCAAAAAGACGGAACAGGCCGCCAACAATGAAGAGATACCAGCCTGGGCAAAAGCTCTGACCGATCAGGTTATGGCGCTTAACAGCAAGATCAACGCGAACTCGGAAAGCGAGAAGACCAACATGCGCGCAGCGGTAAAAGCCAAATTTGGCATGACCGATATTGCTGTAAACGCTCTGGACGGCGAGCCTCTGAAAGAGCTGTTTGCTCAATGCCAGACCTCAACCGGCCTGAATGGCGCTTTCCGCCAGGCTACCAATACCCAATCAGTCAGCGAAATGCCGGAGTAAAAAATGGCTAAAGACGGAAAACACGTAATTCACGCCGGTGGCGTATTCCCTAATCCGCTACTCAACCGTGAAGGCCGGGCCACTGCGGTCAAGCCCGGCACCCTGGGCTTCTTCGATGCTGGCGTCTTCAAGGTGTCGGTAGATGGTAGCGAGACAGCAATTATCTATGTCGCTGACTTCGATTATCTGCGTTGCAAAACGGTAGATGACACGTTTGCTGTCGACGATCTTCTGGTTGGCATCCATCCGCTGCCTGGCATGTTCCTGAACGTGCGCGCAGCCGCCGGTACTTACAAAAAAGGCGACGCTCTTTCAATCGTAAACGGCCAAGTTAAGAAGTGGGCCACCGGTGAAAACGATCGCTGCTATTGCGACGAAGAGCGCTCAATTACCGCCGCTGCTGGCGATCTCATTCGCGTAGTGATCAAGTAAGGAGTCACTGAATGCTTGTTTATTCTAAATCGCTGGGCGAAAAGACCGGCAACCTGGCCGTGAACCAATACCAGTTCGGTATGCTGACCATGGAGCGTAATGCCGCGCTGAACCATCAGGGCGTCAACGTTATGCAGGAGATCGCCGACCGCCTTAATGCTGTTAACCATCTCAACGGCATCAACGCTGTTCGCTCACCTGCTGACCTGTACAAGGCCTTTGACCAGACCGTGCTGCGTCAATTCCAGCCGAACACTGAGTTCACGCTGTTTAACGACCTGATGCCGCTGTCACGTTCGGTGCGCATCAATCAGACGGTGTATGAATACGCCAAGTCTGGCGGCCGCATGTGGGCTCACACCTCCATGTCAGGCCAGATCGGCGCTGCGCTGGATGCTGTGCAGTACCAGTACGACGGTACTATGGTTCCGGTGCACGATACCGGCTTCAAGTTCCACTGGCGTGAGCCTCGCCTGAACAACCCGGATGCGTTCGACATCATCTCTGACGCTCAGTTTGAGTCAACCAACGAAGTGCGCCGCCAGTATGTGGATTACATCTACAACGGCTATCGCGACGCGGAAGGTAACTACATCAAGTTCGACGATAAGACCTGGAAGGGTCTGAAGAACGACGAACGTGTGGCGATGGTTGACCTGGGCGCATCTGGACTGAATATCGACTTCACCAGCGCATCCGCCACTGCTGAGCAGATCCGTAACGCAGCAATTAAGCTGCGCGACACGCTCAAACTGACCAACAATCAGTACGCCGAGCAGACCTGGTATGTGTCGAGCGCCATCATTTCCAACCTGGAGCGCTACTTCAGCGACAACTATCAGTCCGACACCATTCTGCAAGAGCTTCTGAAGTTGTCCGGCATTGCCGCGATTAAAGAAGACGCTCAGCTGACCGGTAACCAGATCCTGATTGTCCCGCTTACCGCTGGCGTGATTGCTCCGATTGTAGGCCAGGCTTTCGGCACCGTTGCCGATCCGCGTCCGTTCTACAACAGCGATTACATCTGGCGTACCTGGGGCGCTGCTGGTCTGATGGTTAAGACCGACATCAACAGCAAAAAATCAGTCATCTACGCACACAGCTAAGGGGCGGTAAATGGCACTGGTAAAAGTGATTAGCGATAACCTTTTCTCCGGTGCCAATCTCCAGAAGCTGGAGGTTGGTGCTCAGGTTTCGGTAAGCGGTGATGTCGCTAAGCGTTGGGTAGCTGCTGGTCTGGTTGAAATCATTAGTGATGACGAGCAGACGCTGGAAGTGGCTACACCGGGCAATGATGCTGCAGAGCAGGCAGAGCAGGCAGAGCAGCAGGAAGAATCTGCCAGCAAATCGAAGAAGGCGAAATAACCATGGCTGACCCAATCACAGCGGCAGACGTGCAGGCGTTCCTCGGTGAGTTGGGTTACGCCATTCCCGGAGCGCTGCTCGATCCGATTCTCTGCGTGGTGAACAAGATTATCCCGTGCCTTGATAGGGCGGCATATGACGACTGTACGGCAAAGCTCATCCTGATGTATGCCGCTGCGCTCATGGCGACGTCTTCCGGTGCCCGGCGAATAAAATCGCAAGGGGCGCCATCAGGAGCGTCCCGCTCGTTCGATTACGGTGACGATGGCATCACCTGGCTGCGTGACTCGCTGGCGAAACTAGATACCAGCGGCTGCACCAGTGAACTTCCGATCAGCGCCGGCAACAGTGTGGGCCTGTTTATGGTGGTCGGAGGCTGCTAATGGCGTGGGTTTCAGTTCAGCAACGGCTGCCGCGGACGTTTACCCGGGTGTGGGTGATCACCGATGCCGGTGAGCAAACGACAGCGTACGTGAAAAGCGACGGCGAGTGGTACATCAACTGCGACCGCATACGCGCCACAGGCGCTGTTGTGCTGCGATGGAGGGATGACTGATGTCTTCGGTTGCTTCATGGTCGTATACCGCGACAGCGACAATCTGGCGGCGCATACGCGATGCTGACGGTAGTGATACCGACGGCGGAGGTCAGCCGTACGGGTGGGAAGCGCCGATCGCTATCCTCTGCGACTACCAGGGTGGTCTCTCTGCAAAAATCGGTGACCTCGGCCGGGAGATCGTGGTTAAAAACACGATATGGACCGAGTACGCAACGGCGCGGGAAGGAGATTACATTTTTCTTGGTATGTCTCTATCTCCAAACCCACCTGATGATGCTGATGAAATTCGTCAAATAATTCGTTATGCGGATACATTCGAGAGACTAGCCGATGATTATGCGATTATCACCGGCGCGTGATAAAATGTAATGGCGCGGCTAGACCGGCCAGTCGAAAGCAGAGAACACAGACTCTGTTGCCGCGCACCTCTCTCTGTGAAACCTACTGTGAGGTTTAATGTGAAAGATCATAAAGACATTCCCGTGGACTGGGTTTCTTCTTGCATTGATTACAACGCTGATTCTGGAGTTCTTACATGGAAAAGAAGGCCTTCATCTCACTTCAAAAATAGACAGGCCCACTCGGCATGGAATTCAAGGTTTCAAGGCAAGACCGTTGGATGGAAAAGTTCGGCGGGCTATCTATCCTTGGCTATTGATGAGGTGAAATTTCAGGCTCACCGCGTTGCTTGGGCAATATATCATCAGTCTTCTCCCTCTGGCGTCATTGATCACATAAACGGGAACAAGACTGACAATCGCATCACTAACTTACGAGTTGTCGAGTTTTGCGAGAATATGAAAAACGTCAAAAGATACTCCAACAATACGAGTGGAATTGCAGGGGTAAGGTGGTATTCACAACGCTCTAAATGGGTGGCATACATCAATGTTGACGGCAAGCGAAAGCAACTTGGGTATTACGCCTTGTTAGATGATGCGATCGACGCTAGGAAAAAAGCTGAAGTTGAGAATGGATACCACGAAAATCACGGCAGAGAATAAATTCAATAAAAGGTCGCCATGGCGGCCTTTTTTACGTCTGGAGTCTGATTATGGGCGTTAAAGTTCGGGGAGTCTCCAAGGTCAGCAATAATATCAACCGGCTGATTGATAATATCGAAAAGCGAAAAACCATGCGGGCGCTCTACTCTGCTCTGTTTGAGATTGGGCTGGAGTCCGCGGTGCTGGTTCCTATCGATACCAGCACTCTGGTTAACTCTCAGTTCAGAGAGGTTGTTATCAAGGGCACCAGACTAACCGGGAGAATTGGTTATTCTGCAAATTATGCGGCGTACGTGCATGAGGCCAAAGGTATTCATCTTGGAAAAAACACCCCGCGCCCTGTAAGAAAAGGCGAAGCGCCCGGTTCCCGTGGAAATATATGGGACACATCAGGCGAGCCAAAATTCCTTGAGAAAGGTGCTGAAAACGCCAGAGACAGAGTTGACGCAGTTATACGCAGGGAGATGGAGCTATGACGCCTCCTATGCACAGGCGGGTTCGAAATGTCTTTGTTGAGTCAGGATTGACTGCCGGATACATCGTTCAGTCACTGTCATGGAATGATACCGGCAAGGCATCTGACCGCTTTATTGTGTTCCGACCAAATGGTGGCACGTCAGTAGATCGTGATATGGCCGCTGATTACTACGTCATGGTGGACGTGATAAGCAGGGGAAAGGCATCTGCTGACTATGCGCAGTCAGAGAACGACGCTCAGGCCATCATCGATTACGTGCAGCAAAACCCGATGACGCACACCTGCCTTGGGCAGATATCCAACATGGGCGGAATTCCTTCGCCTGTTATCACAGCTGAGGGGCGTATGGTGTGGCGCCTGCAGTTCGCCTGCCTCTTTGGCGGATAACACCGAATAAAACCACATAAGGTCGCCTGGAGCGGCCTTTTTTATTATCTGAAGCGAGGTAAGCAACAATGCAAGGCTGCTCCGACAACGGACAACTAATTGGTCGCGCTAAGACGCTGGAACTGGCTTACGGCTGTGCCGACCAGTTTCCGGCGGAAGGCGACTGGAAACTGATGGGGTTGCCAACATCGGCAACGTGGGACCTTAGCCCGGAGGCTCTGACCTCTGATGCAGATAACGGCGGATTCAGTTCAAACCTTATTGCCAGTCTGGATCCGACCTACTCCATCGAAGGGGAGGTTCGCGTTAAAGACCGCACTGATGAGTTTGGCATTCAGCAGTTCGTGAAATACATCGTCGATGAGGTTCGTGCCCGCCGCCAGCCAGGTGTATGGATGCGTTTCCACTGGGGCGATTATTACCACATCGGCTATATGGTCCCATCAGGAGCCAGTGACGGCGGTGGTGTGAAAGAAATCGTGACCTACAGCTTTGAGTTCAAACTGGCTGACGGTCAGACTTTCCAGATCACCGAAGCTGATGGTGACATTCTGGTTACCGGTGTAAGTGTTGCGCCGACGACCAGCTCTATTGCTGCTGGCTCCAGTACTACATTCGCAGTGAATATTGCACCGGAAGATGCTGATAACAAACTGTTCACAGCCAGCTCATCCGTGCCGGCACGTGCAACCGTCGCCATCACTGGTAATACGGTAACCGTGTCAGCGCCGTCAGGTGCAACGGCGGGAACAGCAACAATTACTGTGAAGACGGTTGATGGTGAATTCGTGGCTACCCACGTGGTTACTGTCACGGCGTAAGCAAAACAAAGGGCAGGAACCTGCCCTTGATTTTGTTTACAGGAGGCAGCAAATGGTTCCGCTAAAAGAGCTGGGAGAATGCCTGGTAACCGTCGGGGACCGGGATTATTTTTTCCGGCCATCATTCATGGCTATGTCGCGCATCGGCGAGCCAGCAGAAATAGTTCAGACGTTCTATGACCTTTGCAACGATGAAATAACACCTCTCATTCAGAGGGCTGTCGAAGCGTACGGCAGAGTGCCTGAATGGCTGGCTAAACACCTTTCTGCTTTACATCTTGATAAGAAATCTCTACTGGCCGCCCACACGGTCCTCACCGCTTGCTGCAATGATGACATAGGTGATCTGGTTGGCTGGATGAAGCCCGGCAAAACCAAAAGAAGGGCGTTTGTGTGGCATAAGGGCGTCATGAATCCGCAGGATATGGTCATCCTTGCACAAAGTCTGATGATGCATGGCATTATCGGAAAGGCCAAAGTACGCAAACTTCAGCGCCATGAGACAAATGAAAAAACCAGTGAGTTCCGGGCTGCCGATTACGTCATCGCTGCACGCAACCACTTCGGGATCAGCAGAGAGGAAGCTGAAAACCTGACGATGACCGAGTTTCAGTTAATGCTCATCGCCAAATACCCGGATCAGAAAGGGTATACCAGGGAAGAGTATGACGATGCAGCCGATGCGTACTTTGCAAGACGCAAACGGAAGCAGGCCAAAGCCAACCAATAAGCCAGCCTCGGTATAGTCCGGGGCTTTTTTATACCCAAATTTCACCGCGCATCTCACGCGCATTTCACACAGAACCTTTCAGGATGACCCTTGAGGATACCGGCTGGCTGTCGGTGCCTTTCTGTGGGCCGGATTCCTGTGAGACAAGGTTCATCACTAAAAGGTAATTACCGATATGTCTAATATCATCCCTATGAATTACGATGACCGCTCATTCCCTTTTACAGCAGATTGCTGGTTCAATGCCACAGTTGCTGCAAAGCATCACGGCAAGCTTCCAAAGGACTGGCTAAAGACTGAGGCGACAAAAATTTATATCGCCGAACTGGCTGAGGAGCTTGGAATTGCTAGCTCTGGCGTAAAAGAGGATTTTTCTCCCCTTTTAGTCAGAGTGGAAAAAGGGCGAAACGGCGGGACCTGGCTTCATCCGGAGTTGGCGGTGGAATTCGCCCGCTGGTTGTCAGTAAAATTCGCCCGCGCCTGTGACCGACACATTAAAAATCTTCTGCTGAGTAAAAACTTCCAGCTCACCGAAGATCAGATTGTCGGCCTGATGGTGTGCCAGCAACCAACGTCCTGGGAGAAGCGCTTTAAAGACCCGTTCTATCAAGCACTGTCGAAAATGTCCGGCCTTCCTTACTTTGGTCATATCGGTGGTTGCCCGGCTTTGTTCGGGCAGATCACCTCTCGCTGGGTGTACGGTGTAGCACTTCCTGATTATGTCTATCAGGCAGCCAAACAAGCCGCCGGGGACAGCAAGGAGAAGATTCACCAACATCTTAAGCCTGATGCACTGGAGAAGGTCGAGCAGCAACTGATCGCCGTTACCAACATTGCCAGTTGTAGCATTGACCAGAAGGACTTCGAGGCCCGTTGCATGGCTGCGTTTCCCGTTAAGGGTCAGATGAAACTGCTGTATGCGGCGGCGTGACCATGAATAACCGAATCGTTGAATGCGCCTCCAGAGCGGGGCGCGACTTCTCGGAGTTCATGAAAGGCGAGAAGAACATGATGGAGGCGCTGCGATCGGCTGAAGAGTTCACCGAGCAGTTACGCATTCACGGCTGCGTTAATCACCACTTCGTCAATTTCATGATGATGAAAGCGATCGTAAAGGTGTTTGATGATTTACGCCGAGAGGAGTTGCGGGAAGAGCGACGACGCAAACGTGAAGAGAAGAAGAAATGAGCCAACCACGGTGGTCTTTTTACTCCCTCATATCCCTGCTAATCTGTCCAAAACTAACCAGTGGGGATATGGATATGACTTTTTCTTTGGACTACGACGTTAGCGAACTGTTCGTTAATAGTGAGAGCATGGAAAATGTAGTGAAGGTTAACAGGCTTAAAGCTCGAGAGATAGCATTAAAAAAATACAAGTACGTCAAAGATATAGAAGACTCTGGCGGCAATAAACATGCTGCTGAATTGGATGTACAAGATGCCGTGGTGGAGCTATTAACCAAAATCGGGTTATCTGAGCATAAAGCCATGGTGGAGCTTTTCAACTCTGTACTTTTAGAAGAGACGCTGGCCCTTACCATGCTGGACGCTGATAAAAAGCAATCTCAATTTGAAGAGAAAATTAAATTAATTGAGGATGAAGCCAAAGATTCGGCGACAATGACGACGGCGATCTCATGGATAATTGCCGCCGCTGTAGTATTAGTGTTTGCGGGGTTTCTGTTTTCAAGGTAATTGAAGCCAGACCTCTCGAGATATTTGTTAATGCCCACCATCAGGTGGGCTTTTTTGCAATTAGTGCTATTTAATTGATGCCCACAAAATACCTCGAACTCACCATATCTACTCATGCTTCATCGTATCTAATCGCGAGTAATCGTACTTAAGTAACTGATAAAAATGAAATGTTTACAGTATCGGCAGCAGGCGGTTTAATGGCTCCAGCAGCCGCTCTTTAACAACTTGGCAGAAAGGCTATTTCCTTTTGAACTCATATCGATCGGATAGGGATTGAACTAATTCATCTACTGCATTATGGGTAAAAGTCGATGCGAAGTGTTTAATTGCCTCTTCCATAGATCGCTCAATCAATTCGTTTAATTTTTTCTTAGATATCATAACTTCTTCTCCTTTTTCTTCGGGGAAGTAGTCTTTTGCTTCAGCGTAAATGTCTGGAGGAGTAACCCGGTCGTTCAGCAGCGCGTCCTCAATGATGTTTACGATCTCAGAGTTCATAGACCTACCATTGCGCTTGGCGCGTTCTGCGACTGCCTCCTTTAGCGCTTCTGACATTCTTAATCCGAACGGAGCTATGTTGCGCATGCCTTTCATGTGATACCCCCCTGCAATTTTGATATCACAGTGTAATCAAAATTAGTTTGACAAAATAGCAACACGGTGAAATCATTACACCGTGATATCAACATGCAAGTGGAGGACGATATGAGAGATATGTTGTTTACAGGGCGCAAGAGCGAAAGCTTCATGTTAAGGATGCCTGAACGTATGAAAGAGGAAATTCGCCGGATGGCTGAGATGGATGGGATTTCAATCAACTCTGCAATTGTGCAGCGTTTGGCAAAAAGCCTGCGTGAGGAGCGCATGAATGGTCAGTAAAAACAGTGAAGCCCCATTGGGGGCAACCTTTGGGGCTTCTATCGAAAATAACCGCGAAGGAAATATCGACATGAATAGTGTACAGAATAAAGAGCTAAGTTTCCACAATGTCACCCTGGTTCCGGCACCTGTTGCGGATGGTATATGGCTGACATCGGCAGATATCGCTAAGGCACTGGGATATGCTTCAAGCAAAAGCGTTTCGACCATTTACTCACGCAATTCAGATGAGTTCACAAGCAGCATGTCAATGGTCATCAAAATGAAGACCAATGGAATAAACAATAACTTACGTGAAAAATCGGTCCGCGTGTTCTCTCTCCGCGGTTGCCACCTGATCGCGATGTTTGCCACTACAGACAAAGCCAAAGAGTTCCGCCGCTGGGTGCTGGATATTCTGGATCGCGAAGTGGTTCATTCGCCGATTGCGAAGCAGTTCAGTGATGATGAACTTTGCTCTCTGGCATGGTTATGGCGAGCAAGTGACATCATGCTTACAGCTTGTGAGAGTGTCACTCCATTGCTGAAGGTGGCCGAGCATCGGCAGGCCGGGCGCTTTCACACAATCGGTCAGGAGTTGCCGCGGACAATTAACAAGGCAAGGGCGCTCATTAGCCGCGAGACAGCGCATATCGAATTTCACCCATGGAAGGATGATAACTGGAGCAGGGTATTGCCGCACCTGCGTCAGGAGATGTTGCAATGATGCATAAATAGAAAAGCCGACAGTTCGCAGCTGCCGGCTATCCATAAATCTGTCATAAGGGTCCAACCAATGACTTCATTAAATTTAGCACCAAAAAGCAGTGTTGTCACCGATAAAACCATTGACTCCCAGTCGTTGTTACTGATGGTTAATGATGCTCGCAAGCAGTGTGGTGAGAAAGAAGTCCGCAATAATGACTTTATTGCTCGCATTAAGGATGAGCTGGAAGGTGAGCACTACGAAATTTTCGTAGTTCAAAAAGCGAACAAAACCATCTCTGAAAAAGTCGTAATGTCCATCAAGCAGGCACTGCGAGTGGCCGCTCGCGAGTCTAAAGCCGTTCGCCGCTCTTTGGTTGATAAACTGGAAGACATGCAGGCTATCCAGGTGCCGACCAAGAGCACCTCAGGGCTTACTGAATATCGGCTTGCCAAAGCTGAGCAACTGAAAGCTCAGGCTCTGGAGAAAAACATCGCATCGGCCCGCGAGTTGATGTCAATGTTCCCGCGGCTTGGTGAATCGGCTAACCAGGTGATCGTAGCCACCCTTGTTAACCCACTTCTCGGTCACGAAGTTGTGCCACTGCCGGCGATTGAAGAACATTACTCAACGGCGGGTGAAGTAGCGGTGCAGCTCGGTTGTACTGCGAACAAGATCGGTCGCGTGGCCAATAAACACAACCTGAAAACTGAGCAGTACGGCAAGTTCTTTCTGGATAAGTCGAGGTACTCGGATAAGCAGGTTGAGGCGTTCCGTTACAACGCCGAAGGGGTTCAGGCGCTTCGCCACCTGATTCACGGTGCTGATGTGGCATAACACATTGAAATGAAATCAGAATGTAATTTTGCATTCTGGTAATCATAAACCTCGCTTCGGCGGGGTTTTTTATTGCCCGGAGAAAAGTAAATGGCTGGAACGTTTGATGCTGGCAGCGTTATCTACGAAGTCGACATGGATACTTCGCGTTTACTGGCAGCGCGAAGAGAAGTTGATGCGGCACTGAACGGTCTTAATGGGAGCATGGGCCGCCTTGAAGCCAGCGTTAACCGCACTGAACGCTCCATTGGTTCTATGGAGCGGACAATGTCCAGTCTCTCTGGCGTTGCTAAAGGTTTGCTTGCCGCGCTTTCTGTGCAACAGGTTGCGAGTTACGCCGATGCCTGGACTGAACTGAATAACAAAGTCGCTAACTCGGTTCGTACTGGAGAGACGCAGGCCGAAGTTATGCAGCGGATCTTTGATGTTTCACAAGCAACCCAGTCATCCCTGAACGGTACGGCGACTCTTTACGCCCGGCTTGAGCGCGGAACCAGAACATACAACACCAGCGCAGAAGATTTAACTCGCCTGACCACCATTATCAACCAGGGATTTGCGGTATCCGGTGCAACGGCTCAGGAAGCTGAGAACGCAATCATTCAGCTATCACAGGGTATCGCTTCCGGCGTTCTGCGCGGCGAGGAGTTTAACTCAGTGTCTGAGCAGGGCAGCCGCCTCATGGTCGCTCTGGCTGATTCTATGGGTGTTTCTATCGGTCAGTTAAGGGCTATGGCAGCTCAGGGGCAACTGACAACAGACGTTGTAGTTAAGGGGCTTCTGTCACAAGGGGATGCAATCGGCAAAGAATTTGCCAACACCACCGTCTCAATCGCCAAGGGACTGCAGGTGGCCGGTAACAACGTAACGAAATTCTTTGGCGAAAACTCGACGGTTAAATCATTCGCAGCAGGGTTCCGAGACTCTGTTATTACAATAAGTGAGAACCTTGAGACGCTGAGCGGCGCCCTTATCATTGTAGCTGGCATAATGGGAAGCAGATATGTTGGCGCGCTGACAATGGCTACCGCTGCGAAAATATCAGATATAGCGGCATCAAGACAGCAATTAATAGCTGAGAACCAGCAGGCACAATCAGCGCTTGTGGCTGCAAACTCCGCACAGAGGAAGGCGTTGGCTGATAAAGAGGCGGCGCTATCATCTCTGGCGCTTGCTCAGGCTGAATATAACGTAGCAAAAGGCAGCGCAGCCGAGATGCTGGCGCTTGATGCTCTTATAGCTGCAGAAACCAGGGCAACTATGGCATCAGCAACGTACGCCGAAGCTAAATTAGCCCAGGCAGCGGCTTCTAATACTGCTGCCGCTGCGGCAAGGGCCGCATCCGTAGGTGTTGGTCTGGCTGGCAAAGCATTGTCATTAATTGGTGGGCCAGCAGGCGCGGCGATGTTAGCGGCGGGGGCAATATTTTACTTTTGGCAGAAAGCACAGCAAGCCAGAGAAGAAGCAATCCGCTTTGCTGATGGCCTGGATGAAGTTAACGCCTCAATGAAGGCGATGAATAATACCCAGCTCAGGGGAACCATCGCCGATACCAATAAGTCTATTCAAGCGCAAGAGGAAAATATAAGGGATCTTGAAGATAGCATTAAAAAACTTCAAGGTGAGATTGATGATTACACCGCAAGAGGGAAGCAGTTCGGAACAACAATAGAGCAAGGCAATGGATTATTAAAAATAGCATCAGATAAAACTGATGAGCTGAATCAAAAATCGCGCGATCTGGCGAACGCGCAGGATAAGTTGGCAAGAACTCAGGATACCGCAGCGGAAGCTAACAGGACGCTGAACAACAACATGCTTACGGCGATGGGCGTGCATGAGCAGCTTATCCAGAAAGGCTGGTCTCTTGAGCAAGTGCAAGGAGCGGTTGCGAAAGCATTCGGATTAACGGCCGATGAAATAAATCGAGCGAATCAGGCTGGTCAAAATTTCAATCCTAAAGCGTTGCAAATATCACCTCCCACAGAAGAAGGTGATAAAAACATCCTTAACCTTAAAGAGCAAAATGAATTGCTTAAAATTAGGGATGAGCGAACCAGGGCGGTGAGAAAAGCCGAAATGGAGCAGGCTAAGGTCACTAAAAACAAGAACCAGATCGAAGAGCAAGGCAGGCTTGCTGGTGAAAACTTTGATCTCAAAAAAGCTGAAGAAGAAAGACAGGAGGCGCAGCGTAAGAGTGAGCAGCAGGATAAGCGTTCTGCCACCGCTGCAGAATCGGTAGCGCAGAAGCTTGAGCAACTTCGACAGGAATCGGTGCTTGCAGCTGATTCGACAGAGGGGCTAACAAGAGAGCAGCAATTACTCAGGGCTGAGCAATCCCTTGGTGCGCATGCAACTGATGAGCAAAAGAAAAAAGCTCGGGATTATAAAGCGGCAGCTTTAGATGCCGCTGCTGCGGCTAAGGGGGTGTCGGAAGCGCTCAGGGCTATGCCTGAGCAGGCGGAGAATAAATCCTACGCTGACTCCATGCAGAACCTGAAAGCGGCGCTGAACGCCGGAAAGATTGATCAGCAGGAATACAACGCAGCCACTGAGCAGATGGAGCAGCAGCATCAGGCTAATCTGGCTAAGATACGCGCCCAGCAAACTGTAAGCCCCATGCAGGAAGCTCGGGGGCAGATTGACCCTGTCCAACAGCTGGCCAACCAGCACGCGCAGGAGTTGGCGCTGATTCAGCAGTTCGAGCAGCAAGGGGTTCTCGCTCATGAGAATGCCTTGGCGCTGAAAAATGCCGCTGACCGGCAGTATGAGCAGCAGCGGATCGCAGCTCAATGGGAAATCCTCAGCCAGCAAAGCCTCGGCTATAACATGCTGACGAGTGCGGTTGACGCCTTTAGCGGGAATGCCTCCAATGCAATCACCGGCCTGCTAACCGGCACAATGTCAGCACAGGAGGCGATGCAGTCACTCGGCAATACCATCCTGAACAGCGTGATCAACAGCATTGTTCAGGTCGGCGTTGAGATGCTAAAAAACTTTATCATCGGACAGACAATCGGTGCGGCATCAACTGCTAACGGATTGCTACAGGCATCCCTGTTAACCAACGCATGGACACCGGCAGCCTATGCCGCCTCCGTGGCGACAGGTGGTGCAGCCGCAAAAGTGGGGGCCGTGGCCTATGGTTCTGGGCTGGCAACATCAATGGCTCTAAGCACTGTATCTGGTGCTCGCTACAACGGCGGACCGGTATCAGCCGGTGGCCTGTATCAGGTCGGCGAGAAAGGTAAGCCAGAGATTTACCAGGCCAGCACCGGAAAGCAGTACATGATCCCCGGCGATAACGGGAAGGTCATCAGCAATAAGGATATGAATGGCGGTCAGGTCCAGGTAAACATCCAGTTTTATGACCAGACTAGTGGTGGCCAGCATTCATTCCAGGCGCAGGCCAGCCAGGAAGGTAGCGTCGTGACAGTAGAGGGTTTTCTTACCGATGTTGATCGCAATGGACCAATGTCCTCTGCAATTCAAAGCGCTTTTGGTCTCGGAAGAAAAGCGCAAGGTGCTTACTAAGCCAAACCCGCTCCGGCGGGTTTTTTAATGCCCGGAGGAAACGTGGCAACAGTTCAATACCCTCCGTTCCTGCCACTGCCCCAGCGTGCCGATCAGAACATGACGCAGGATACAGCCTGGCAGACGACGCAGACGGCAGTCGGTCCATTGATAATCACGCCGATTACTACTGACCTGAAAGCAACCTGGACGCTGCAGTGGATTTTCACGCTTGCCCAGGCCGAGCGGTTTAAGTCATGGCTGCGCTCGCCGACATACTGCGACCGCGGGCGTAACTGGTTCCAGATGCCGATCGACCTTGGTGATACGCAGGGCGTTCAGCAGCAGACGCTGCATTTCGTCGATATGCCGGTGCAGACCAGCAAAAACGGCAACATTGTCACCTGGAGCGCAACGGTCATCAGCAACGGTATCGAGGACATTACCGAGGACTATGACGACTGGATCGTAGAGGCCCAGCCTGGCTATGGATACTGGCTGGATTACCTGATAACCGAAGTGATGCCGAGGGCTGACTAATGCCAACATTACGAGAATGGAAAGAGCGGCGGCCGGCCAGCGATATCAAACAGACGGTAGAGTTTTATCACCCTGCGTTTGGTCATTACCGGGTGGTCAATAACCTGTTTCGCCCGGCGACGTTTGGCGGCAACTCATTCGAGCCTGCGCGGTTCAGCGTAACAGAACCGGCGCAGGACGGAACGGCAGTGATATCCATGACGATCACTTTTGTCGCCGCGACGGAACATGTACGGCAGACACTGAAAAGCTGGCGCGGGGCGGCGCGCATGACGCCGATAAAGTGCCTGTATCAGCAGTGGAACGCGATCGGCGATGCATCATCTCTGAAAGACTGGACGCTTTACGTGAACGACATTTCAGCCGATGCCAGCAACGTCACCGTGACCGCCGGAAAGACTAACCCGCTGACGCTGGCCAACTCCATCATTTACACCACGAAAGACTATCCCGGGCTAATCACCGTATGACACAGAGCGACTTTATCGGGCTTGTTAACGGCAAGCCCTGGGCTAATCGCGCCTGCAGTTTTGAGCAGATGGACTGCTGGGGCCTGGTGGTTCTCTATTACCGGCATGTGCTGGGGCTGGAGTTGCACCACATCGCCGGCTACGAATCGGGCGCGGATTTCATTACCTGCTACGAACAGGAGCGCACCCACTGGCAGCGAGTGCCGGTGGCGTCCACCGGATGCATCGCCGTTTTTTACCGCGGCGAAGTGCCAGCGCATATCGGTGTGATGATCAGCCCGGTGAAATGCCTGCATGCCCGCGGCGAATTCGGCTTCGTACGCTGTGACAGCCCGCTGGCATTACTGAAGGTTTACAGCAAAGTGGAGTACATGGTGCATGGTTCGATATGAGTTACAGAGGCTGCCTGGAGCGCCGCTGCAACGGGGAACGGTAGACGCCGGCACCACACTGGTGAGCCTGCTGGATTCCCTGCAGTTGCACCGCGATGTTATCGTGAAACTGAATGGCCGAGCGCTGCCGGACGATTACGATATCAGCCGGCCACTGCGATCCGGTGACGTGGTGTCTGTGTTCGACCAGCCAGAGGGTGGGGTTGGCAAACTCATCACCACGATATTGCGTCCGGTCACGAAAATCCTCTCTGGCGCACTGAAGGTGTTCGGCCTGTCAAATAAGCCCAGCGCGTCAGTATCGGTTGCGACAGGCGAATCCCCCAATAATGACCTGACAGGCCAGACGAACCGCGCGCGACTCTACAAGGGGCGCCCGAACATTTACGGCCAGTGCCGCGTCTTCCCTGACCTGATTCAGGAGGCGTTGTTTGAGTTCGTCGACAATAACAAACAACTGACGGAGTGGTTCGAGGTCGGTTACGGACGGTACACCATCTCATCGATCCGCTACTCGGAATCGAACCTCGGCAGCCTGGCGGGAGCCAGTTCTGCGATTTATAACCCGGGTGACGTGATCGGCACGATTGAGGTGGGGTACCAGTTCGATGACGTCGATAACGAGACAGTCCCCGGCCTGAACGAAAGCCAGGACTTCCCGGCCCAAACCGCTACCACGACGGCGCCGACATCAGTGGCGATCGAGAGTAATCAGCTAAAGGCTGTTGTGCTGTCGAACGATGACAACTTTGCCTACTTCGCTGCGCTGGCGGTACCGCATCCTGTGTCATTCGTCATCAACGCCACCTGGAACGACGGTGGCACAAGCGTCACGCGGAATGTCACCGGCGCCGGGAATATCATCTCCTCTGAGAGCTTTATTGGCGACGACACGCTTTCTTACACGACGTTCTATATCGGCGAGCTTTCGGGAGAAATTACGTCTCTGCCGGGCAATGCAGTCATCAACCCGACGCTGTTCACATTGAATGACCAGACCCCTCTGGTTATTGGGCCGTCAGTGTCGCCGATCGTCTCGACGCAGGTATGGGTGCATGTGCTGGTTCAGCTCGGCGCGACAGCCGGCACAACGCAATACCGGATCAAGTTCTGGCAGGTCGATGACGACAACAATCAGGTGCCCGGTACGTCAGAGCAGCACGATTATTTTTTCGATAACGACTTCCAGGTGACGACCCGGTATTTCCGCACAACGCATAAGTTTGTCCCGGCGGCCGGGGCGGGGCGCTATGCGGTCACCATCGAGCGTCTCGACAACAGCAACGACGCCAACGTAGTGACTCTGATGGCGATCCACGCGGTGAACGTACGCGAAAACGTCGTGTATCCGGAAGACACGATTGCCCGCATCACGATCAAGGGCTCGAATGACAGCAACAGCAACCGTGAGCAGAAGTACAACATGCTGGCGCAGCGGCATACCATCAGCTACGACCGGACAACCGGCGCGGTCGATTATACGCTGCGGCCGAGTCGCTCGTTTGCTGATGCAATCCTTCACGAATGGGTGATTGTGGGTAAGCAGGATGTGGCCAGTATTGACGTCGCGGCTCTGTATGCCATTGCCGATTCGCTGCCGGATGAGGCGCTTGGGTATTTCGATTACACCTTCTCGGATGAGAAGCAGTCGCTGGGAGAGAAAATAGCGACGATCGCCAATGTGGCCCGCGTTGACGGCAATAACATCGGCGATGTGCTGACGTTCTGGCGAGATGAGAAAGTGACAAATCCGGATGCGGTTTTTGCGCGCTCAAACATGTTCTGGGACGAGTACAAGGTCGCCTGGCAAATGTCTCTCCCTGGTGGTTACGACGGCGTGGCGCTGGATTACGTCGACCCGCTGACGAACAAGAAGGCTTACATCTACCTGCAGATCGACAGCAGCGGCATCACTGAGGTTGAGGATGCCACTGTTAACGCGATGCAGATCAGCCTGGACGGCTGCCGAAACGCCACTCAGGCAACCGATCGGGCCTGGCTTGAGGCGAGGAAAATTCTCTACTCACGCCTGACCATGACGGTGAAAGTGCTGGAGTCGACTCAGGTGGTGCGAGGTACGGTGGTTCAGTGTCCGGACATGTACGACAACGCGCAGCAAACCGGATACATCACCGGGCGCTCCGGAGACGAGTTTGCGACATCAGAGCGTATCGACTTTTCTCTCGGCGATATGTGGGTGGTGATGACTGACAGTCTCGGCAATTACCGCGGGCGCTGGCGAGCTTATCCGGTAAGTGGCAAGCCCAAAGCATTCCAGGCTGCAGCCGATACCTTCGATCTGAACATTTATGACCGCAGCACGGTGCAAAACCCCAGCCGGTATTTCATCGCTACCGACTCGGAACTGAACTCCACAATCTGGCGCGTCGATAGCGCCAAACCCAACGGTGATGACACACAGACGTTATCACTGATCGAATATTCAGACTCAATTTACCCATAATCAACTTTCGCGCACACCATCAGATTCGCTTCTGAGGGTTTAGTGCGCCTATCAAGGGCGACATGCACAATGGCAGAAGTTCCACTCCCAACGCCGACGCAGGTTCCGGTACCGAGTACCGATATCCGTAATGCGGTATTTGCAGGCGCGAAGCTAGACGAAGAAGTTACTGGCACCGGTGAATTCTATACTGACCGTCTTGGTGCAAAGCGCCTGACGAACACCGGAAGAAATAATCAGTTCGATGCCGCGCAGCTGGACAGAGCTAATCGGTTTGAGCAATTCCTTCTGTCCTCCGGCTACGTTTTTCTTGGCGACTATGAGGATGGTCCTTTTCAGTTCAGCGCCCGTAACCAGTACATCCGCTACGATAATCAGTATTACCGCCTGAATGCTGCTACTGATGTCGGCTTTACGACCACCGGAACCGATGCAACCAGCTTTGCTAACGACGTTACTCACTTCGTTCTGATGGATGGTGACACGCTTCGCCAAAACCTGGGTTCAAGCGATGGACTGAAATGGATCGGAAAGTGCAAAGACCTCAGCACACTGCGCACGATTGAGCCAACGATTCCAGGGCAAAGTATTATTCTGGAGCGTGCTGTTATCGGTGGTCCATTATTAAACGAAATCATTACGCATAACCCGGCTGCATCGGATGCAGTCGACGATGGCTATAGTCGTTTCGTTACCGCTGGCGGTGCCGTATGGGATGCGGATATTTCATTTGGCCATAACGTGTTTCTGGCAGGGTATTCTGACGAGCTAAATAATCTTGCTGACTGCCTGAATATGATTATTCAGGATAAGGTGAATAAAGTTATTTCCCGTGGCTACGTTGCAGGCGGCGTGGATGCTGAGATAAGAATTCCACCAAACCCCAATGCTGAAGGCATGACGGATTTTTACATGAATAAAAAATCCGTCAAAATCCCGTCGTTTTTGAGGGTTTATTCCGCGCCGGCGGCAATTTATGATTACAGCGACTTCACCACGGGTGTCGGCATTATTGGCAGTAATGAGTTTGACGGTCTCACCAATGACATGATGTACCGGAATAACGGTGGTGGATGGGGGGCCGGAGCCGGTGCCTCTAACAGCCATAATTCTGGCGGATTTATTGGTAATGGCTGTTTAATAAAAGGCCCGAACACAACCTCAAACCCCAACGCGACCACCTATCCGGGTGTGCGCTGGGGTAATGTCACGTACCCCGGCGGCGACCAGGCCCATTTCAGGGATTCCACCTTCTCTGATGCGCGCGTATCTGGATGGGGATCAGGATTCCGACCTGGCTCTGTTAATACCTATCTGATGGATGTGGTTGCCTGTCATTTTACAAACAACACATACGGCATTGATACCTATACGGCTTGGAGTGGCAGCACTCCGCAATGGGCTAACAGTGGCGAGAAAATATCATTTCGTGGGTGTCTGATAGGTAACAACCGAAGCCATGCTGTTTATCTGGATAATCGCGGAGATTTCTTCTACTTCGATATGTGTAGCATTGACTACAACGGCGGGGATGTATTCCATTGCAGCCCGACCAACCTCGGGGAAGTGAATTACATTAACGGCCACATCGAGGGTAACAGCGGATTAATCCTTAACTGTCCGACGCGAACAACGAATGACGGGGAAAATAACGTCAAAATTCGCGGGGCGAAAATCTACCCCAATAAATCCACCAACGATAAATATGGTGGCGTCAGAGATATTGTGTTCGGGACAACCATCAGGACGATTCTGGAGCTGGATAGTTGCAATATTTTCTGCCGCGCACCGTATGTTAACGGCGCATACCCGACCTGGAAAAGTTACAACCCAGCCAACCTGGCACGTATCATCATTAAATATCCAGGCAGCGGCCAGACGTACCGCTTCCTGCCGTCCTATGACGGGGCATACGGTTATAGAATCAATGACAAGCTGCTGTTTTCCGGTACCGAAGGTGAGAACGTGCCCACTACTCGGGCAACGAGTGATTTCTGGTGCATAAAATCAGGCGGCGCATCCTGTGTGTACGGCGGCGCCGCTGACGCAGACAGTGACGGGGTCATCCCGATTAAAATCACACTGAACTCGCCGACCGATACGGTGCAGTTGCTGTTCAGCCGACAAATAACACCGGAGCGGGGAACGCAGCATATTCATGGTTTTTGCTCGATAAAAGCGGCGGCGTTTGCCGGGGCACTGAACGTATCGGCTATCGCCAGAACCATTGCCAGCGTCACCAGAACTGTAACTGCAGCACCTGGACCTGTAACGGAAACGGAGAATCTGTACGGGGTAAACCAGAGTATTTCTCAGGACATTCTGACTTCGCTGGCAAACCCCACGATTTCCATCACCAAAGATGACTACATGGGTACCCGGCCTCTGGCTGTTCAGCTAATCGGCGGTAATTACTCTTATCTCGGTTTTCTGTTCACCGGGGGCGTCGGCACCTTCTACGTCAAGTTACCGGTATGGGCAAACCTCGATTCGCATCCAACTATCGGCTACCAGTAAGGAGTATTCATATGACCCTGTATTACATCCGCAAAGAGGAGGACGGCGTTTACGCCGTCTCCACAACCGATCTTAACGGCATTATTTCTGGGGACTGGCCTGACGATGAATATTTTGAATACGCAATGGCAGCGCTGGTTTCGTATCTGTCGTCTCAGCCAGAAGGTGAAGGTTATGTTCTGGTTGATAGAACAAAATCAGCGCCAGAAAATTAA